TATGTTATGAGTCAAGACTCGGCCAATTTTGAGAAATAGCTGAGAGGATCATCATCGTCATCAGTAGAGGATGTTGGTTCAACATTCTTTGATGCTTGGTAAGAGTCTTCAAGTTTTTGCATGACTTGCTCTTCACTAACAGCGCGTTGTTCAGTTGCTGCATAGTTATCATACTCGGTCTCCTGTGCTTCTTGACGTGCTTGTGATTTACTGCCTAGAACCATGTCTAGACGCTTCTTCAATTCATCATAAGATTTAAATTGATCTGGTGCAGTAAGAGCAGTCAATGAATACTGCTTCTTCCAGATTGCTTCCATCGCATCGTCATCATCCAGAAGAGGAGAGACACGATCAAACTCACTAGAGTCATAGTTCCAGTAACCTGCAACTTTCTTCAGTTTCAGTTTGAAGTTAGCACCCTGCCAGAAGTCAAAGGGATTGATTGCGGTCTCATCATCAAACTCAGGTTGCATTGCTTCCATGATCTTATCAAAGATCTTCTTACCAAACTTATACAGGAAGACTTTGCCTTCATTCTGTGGATTGGCTTTGTCCTGGACAACATAGATGTTGGCGTAGAAGGACAGTTTACGTTTCTGTTTACGTACAGTATCTTTATCACTCTCATTACCAGTGTTCCACAACTCACGGTTGAGTTCACCGATAGGATCCTTACCACCAATGGTAGTCAGAGAGTTCTCGATGTACCACCCACCAGGTCCCTGGAAGGCGTGAGAGAACAACTTCACCCATGGTAGATCTTCACCGTCTGGAGCGGGAAGGAATCTAATTACAGCATAACCGTTACCGGTCTTATCCATTTCTGGTTTCCAGATACGTTCATCTGGACCCCCACCTTTATTTTCCATCTTCTCGACTTCCTTTACCAGTTTGGAAGTCAGATTCCCAAGGGAACTTTGCTTTTTAAGGTCTGAAAAACCCATTTGTACCTCGTATTAGTTAGTATTTGGCTTGTGTCCCAGACTTGGGTGGGGTGTCTTGGGGACCCCTCTACTATACGACCCTCAAGAAGGGTTGTCAAGTGATTTTTTCATGTTGTCTATGATGTTAGTCATATTTGAAAAAACATATGTCAGATCTACATCGGGTGGAAATCCAAGTTGGACTGCAGAATTCATAATATTTTCTTTCATATCTTTTGCATTAGGGTCATCAGACAAACTCATTCTAGCATAAAGAATTTGTTGTGTCTTTAACAACTCTTCCAACATTTCGATATGTTCAAGTTTATCTTGATCATCCATCGATGCAAAGGAAAAAACTTTTTGATAAATTTTTTCCTGTAGTTCAGAAATTTTCTTCATTTCTTGTTGAACTAGTTCTGACTCGAAGAAACTCATTCTCCTTCCACAACTTCAGTTTCAGATGTTTCGGTTCGAGCATTTTCTTCTTCAATCTGTTCCAGAACTTCGATTGCACCTACAAGTTTCAGGTACATCTCTCTGGTAGTTTCAAGTCCTTGTTCTACTTCAACTCGCTGTTTCCGTAGGTTCTCAAGTACGGTTGCATTGTCAAGAGCCATGGATTATTATCTCCCTTAAAATTGATTTGAATTTAAATACATCAATATGTATAAACGAATTATACTTATTGATTCTCATTGATAGGAATTTCCACACAGGGTCTGAAAGATTCTTATCAAAATCATCTTTGAATCCGATTATCTTATTCAAGATAACCATCGTCTCTAATGAAATGTTTTTTGCTAGATGTTCTTTGATGATTTGGGGGTGTCGAGTCCCCTCAATCTTAAACATACCATCAAAGTCTTTATCTGTAAAGACATCCTCTATCTCAGTCTTGAACGTATAAGATAGTGATTGAAGGCGTTTCTTCCACTCGGTGTAATTCTGTTCTCCGTTTCTAACGATTTCACCAATCCACAAAGACTGAGGATCATCACAACTAACAAAATTAGACACGAAGAATTCAACAACTTGACTATCATCTTTTTGTCTACTCAGCTTTTCAAAAAAGAACCGGTCACGTCTCTTATAGAAAGATTGTAAAGATGCTCTAGACTTACCACCATAACGATGGTAGTCGTAGTTAGATTTGGTAAAGTGATTTTTCAATCCAAGGTATGCCTTGTATGTATCAAAGGGTGTCACTTTAGGTATCATATAGGAAGTTTGGCGTGAGATGTTTTCTTCAGTAGATTCAATTCCATTGCTTCTACTTTCAATCTTTCTTTAAGAGGTTTCGAAATCAGTTTAGGAATAGATTCAATGTCTAGACTATTCTTTTCACAAAAATATACAATTGCATCAACGTATTTCATTCCATTACCGTTCTTGACAATGGCTTCAATCTCTTCTGCAAAAGTTCGACTACTATAGAATTTCTTTTCTATAATTTTATCGACACTTAACTCTTCAGGGCTTTGCATATTCTCTGAGTTTAGATTCCACGAACTCGCGGATGTACTGGACAAGTAACTTAATATACTTGGACTTATCGTATTCTTCATAGACTTCTACCTCCCCATTTTCACAGGTCATAATGATTACAAATTTTTTGACTATAAGACCCTTCATCTCATACAACATACAAGCATATGCTGCACACTGAACAAAGTAATCTTCAATCCATTCTCTTTTCTTAGGTTTGGCTGATGTTTTGAAGTCAATAACAGACAACTCACCATCAAACTCAGCGATACAGTCAACAGAACCAGCAATACCTAGTTCTGTACTGTATAAAGCAGTCTCTTGACATAGAATATTATCAATCCTATTCAGTTCAGGTTTGGCCTGTTTGAATAGAAACTGAGATAAGGGAAGAACATCAGAGAAAGTATCTGAGTTGTTCAGATACTCCTCAATCAACGTATGGGCATCAGTACCACGATGGGTAGCCTTACGAGTAATGTTGTTGGCTTCTTGTTCACCAACCTTTGCTCTCCACTGTTTAAACTTGTCTTTGTTTCTCCAACTAATCACCGAAGTGATAGATGGCATTCTTACAAGTTCTTCAGTTCCAAATACTTTATAGTAACGAACTCCGTCAATACTCTCTCGTTCAATAGGAACGAAAGGAACATCCTGATGATTAAACATTACATACCAAGTTCAAGTTTAGCAATGATGTACTCCTTCACAAGACCACTTCTGCAGATATCCTCTGCGTTAAACTCAATTGTATCAAAGGATGGCATGTTCGTCAAGATTCTCATGAAGTCTGCGATACCATTCCGTTCGTTCTGTTTGGTAAGGTCAGACTGAGTTGCATCACCACAGAACATAATCTTAGAGTGTTCACCAATACGAGTAATCATCGAGTCCAGTTCATGGAAGTTCAGGTTCTGAAACTCGTCAACAATTACAATCACATTGTCCAGTGTAGTACCACGAATGAATGACGTGGACCAGAAAGAAATAGTACCTTGTGCCTTAAGATTGTTGTACAACATCTCAAAAGATGCATCATCAGGCATCTCAAACATATACTTCACCATATTCTTATAAGGAATCTGATAAAGAGATGACTTATCCTCATGATCGCCGGGAAGGAAACCAATCTCTCTGGTCGGTACAAGGGACCTGACAATGTAGATCTTCTCGTAGGGTGTCCTAGGGTCTAGGACTTCCATAAGGGCATTGTAGAGGGAGATAAAGGTCTTTCCTGTACCGGCACAACCATATGCAACAAGGTTCTGTTGACTTTTATACTTCTCAAAGAACAGTTCTTGATTCTCTGTAATCGGTTCCACCTTCTTGATATAATCAAGGTTGATTGGTTTCTTCCTCTTCATTGTCTTGTTGCTCATACCAAATGGTACTGGGTTGGTGTTACCAATACCCGTTTTCTTTTTTACTGGCATATGATGTTAATCGTAATGTTTTAGGGTACTACCTGGTTGTTGCTTGGCCTTTGTCATTACATCCTTCCATCCAGGATGTTTGGTATAGATCTTACTCAGGGGATCACCCATTTCAATACCTAAACATGGTGCATTATCTGGAGTGTAATACCTTGACCAGTCTGGATTGTCTTTACACCATTGAGACCAATCATGAACACTCATCCGCACTTCTTTAGTCTCACCAGTGTCTTTGTGTTTGACGGGATACGTTGCCACATTACCTCCATAATGTTTGTGTTGATATTTATTACCACTCCAGAGCTTCTGAAATGATGGGGAATTGTTCTTTGAAAATTTCCTTACATGAATTTGCAATATCCATGTGTTCTTTCTGTGTACCGTGTGCAGAACGAAGTTCGATGTAATGAATCCAACTGCGAACTGAACCAGTCATATACATTCTGGTTGGTGTTGCGAGTGGCAATACAAAGCGAGCACATTCCTTTGCGACACCAGCCTCCAACATCTGACTATAAAGATTAGATGCAGAACTGAATAGAGTAATCATCTGACGGTTGATCTTATCGACCACCTCAGGGTCAAGATCATCGATACTATTCTGACGGTTCTTATCATCCTGACGACGAAGTTCAGGAAGTTCAATCTCCATGTTCAAAAGATTAGTTCTTGCATACCTTTGTGAAAATTCTTGAAAGGTGAAACTTCTATGACGCAATACTTGGGCTGCAATACCTCTCGTAGTCTCAATCTCCATAGACATAAATGCCTGTTCAAAGATAGACCAATGCTGATGTTTAATACAGTACTTCAAAAGACCTGCGAACTTCTCACTGTCCTGATTGTTTGGATTACTTACACGAGCACAGTATGCAATCTGTTTTTCTGCATCAGGTGTTACTGAGATTAGTTTGGCTTGATTCATCTTTTTTACTAGACTTTAATTGTTTTCGTTCTTGTTTAACTCTTTCGACATAGAGTCGTTCGCCTTCACTGAAAAGTTCAGGATGTTTAAGGATGTACTTGATTGCCTTTTTTGTTTTCATGATTGAAATATGTATTGAAATAAGAAACTATTCCATTACTTAATTGATTACCTTGTGAAACCCAAGTGTCTACACATTCATAGATGTCTTGAGTACTATATGATTCTTCTTCTATCTTGGATCTTCCATACTTATTTAACAGGATACCAAGACACTGCTGACGAAGTTTCATTCGGTCTTCAGAGTATCTCCAATCATCATTCATCATCTTCAAATACCTCATCGTAATCTGGAAGGGGAGGAAGTGTTTCCTCAAGTTTTTCTGTGTAAGACTTAACATCAGAATACACTTCTGATTCTAATGCGTCAACTAAAAGTCTAAGATTTCTTGTGATAAGTTTAAGTTTATCTTTTTCCATAAAAAAAGGGAGACTTGTGTCCCCCTAGTCTATCAGATAATTGAACTTGTGACAAGTGTCACTTGTTGTAAGTACGACCACGGTAACAAAATGTACCATGGGTTTCACTTGACTTCACGCAACGTGTATCATACTCAACACCACGATATGCAGTGTGATTGATTTGTGCGTCATGAAGGGCAGATGCTTTGTTGATCTGCTTCTTGATCATTTGAAGTGTGTTCATGAGTTTACTCCTAAAGTAGTAGAGGGTTTTAATCCCCGTTCCTTCAGTCGTGTGCGTCCCTTGAAATACAACCCATACCATGTCTTCCTAAAAGATTTCGAAGAATAGTCTTCTTATCCTTTTCGGAAAGGTAAGGGTCTTCCATCACAACTTCTGCAACCTCTTTCACATGTTGGCAAGGCATAACATACTCGCCAGCATATACTGGAGTTGTTAGAAGTAATAAAGGTATAAGGAATTTCATGGGATGAACGATTAAAGTGATTTTTTCCAGCGACGAATAGAAGTATGAGATGTTTGATAAACTTCTGCAAGTTTTCTAATAGGTAAAGATAAAATAGATTCATCTTTACTTACATCTTTTAGAAAGTCATCATACATTTTACCTCTGGTATATGTTATGGATTTAGTAGTAGCGTATTCTTTTGGATTACGACTTCTACCTTTCCACCACCCAGAAGGAATGTCATTCTCATAAACTACTCGTTCATTTTTACCATCAGTAACACGAACTTTACCAAAACAGGGATTGCCTCTACCAATTCGTTCTCCCTGAGAACAGAAAGAAAATGAAGAAGATGTTTGCTTTGCCCTATTAGCAAAGTGAGGATTAGTATCAACTTGATAAAACTCATGGAGTTTTACTTCCGCTTCAACTGCTTCCTCTCTCGTAGCATGTTCGGTAAGAATGATTTTAGAGGAAGGATTAAATGTTTTGTCTCCATAGGAACCAAAATAATTATCCTCCTCCACTGAATTACACTCACATCCTCTACTACCAATGTAGCCTCTCCCAAAGGGTTCGTAAGAGTAGTAAGTGTAGTAAATCATTCTAATTCTCCGTTCCGCGACTTACTTGCGTCCGATTTCTCGGATGAACGACAGGTCTATTGTAGACCACTGTCCCTATTTAGTCAAGGGCACCGTATTCTTCACCTTCCTTAATCAACTCAGAGACATAATCCTCTGTCCCATCAAGGGTCTTGACTGCAAACAGATTTGACTTCTGATATTTTTTTATCTTCTTATACTGTTTAAGTAATGTTTGAACTTGATCAGGGTTCATATCGATACCCTCAAGTTTAATATCGAATCCGTTACTCATTTCTTTTTCTTCTCTTTCTCTTTGGGTGGTGGGTTACCCCATAGTTTAGGATTGATTCTACCTTGAGCCTGAGTTATATTTTTAAATTCACTACGATAGTTATCCCAATAGTGGTCAAAAATATCAACCTGTTTTGCTGCCATTACAATATCAAAGTGTGTCATACCATCTTGAGTATACTCAACGAGATATGCACTGGTAGGTAGACTTCTATCTTCAGCCAGACTTGGATCACAATCTGTCTGAATAATCTTCATACTAGCACTCAAGATCTTCCGCCCCACTGAATGTCTGGGTATGCAGATTCTACTACACCTTTAGTGATTTTATATTGACTTTCCAGAAGTTTATCTTTCACAAGACAAAGAAGATTTGCTTCAGTTGGATGAAGAACTTCAAGAATTTGAATGAACATAGACTCTCTACGAGTTTTCGAGAGACTATCGTTACCACCTTTCACAAAGTGATAAAGGTTTCTATATTCCTTACGAAGAGAACTGTGATCTGTTCCGACAGGAACATCATTCTTCTCAAAAGGAACTTCACCTTCAGGAAGCATGGACACCACAGTGTCATCAAAGTTCCAAATCAAAAGTGTAGTTACTGCGTCACAACGATATTCCTTCAGTGCTTCCACCTTTTTTGCTACGGTTCTTTGTGCAGAAACGTATTCAAAAATTTCATGAATGAATGGATTAGGTGGAAGTTTCTTTGGTGTAGTAACTTTTTTTGTTGATGTAGCCATGGTTATTAATAATTTTATTCAGTGTACAGTATTTATTTTATGATGTCAATGTTCTTCAGTACCAAAATCTTCTGGAGTGTTATCAAACCTTACTGCAAGAATATCGTCTGCAATAATCTGTCCGTTCTCATCAAACATTTCTGGATGAGTTGGAATAAAGGTAGAGTTCCTTTCAATAACATACTCTTTAAGTAGGTATCCTATCACTCCTCCAACCAGTAAAAACATTACTGAAATAATTGTGGATAGGGTCAATGTAACTGCTAACATTTTAGTCCTCCGTTTTCCTTATATCAAAGGAGATATCTAAGAAAAAATGGAACTCTCTTTTGAAGAGAGAAACCATCTTTCCAAACTTGACTTGAAAAGTTTTTGGTTGTTCCCTCCGGTTTTTATTTCTGAGAAGAAGTTCAAATCCCCGATTCATTTTCGGAGATGACTTATCGTTATTTAGAAGTTCTTCCCTTCCTTCCTGGTCTTTTGTCATTCATATACCTACCTGCATCAGTAATGATACTCTCAAGATAATTTTTTATTTTACGGGCCTCAGGTTTTCCAAGGTGACCATACCCTTCTCTCAACTGTTTGTGTAAACTGTCG